GGCGTGTATGAGATTGTTATACTCATGCACGTTCAACAGCCTACAGGAGATACACACAATGTCGAAAACGAATTCGATTCGTCAACCGGAACCTCCACTCAGCAAGATTGGCCAGATGATAGAGAAGATAAATTCCTCTCTAAACTCGAAGCCAAGCCTTACAAAAGTGAGAGCAACGATTGAACACGGGTCCTTTGCAGCAAGTCTCGCTTTAGAGGCTATGCTGCAAGCCGGTGTACGCTCTTCCAAATTGGCTAAGTATATGAGAGCCCTCGAGTTACTCGAGGATCTCACGAATTTAAGTGTCCCTGTTCTTTCGGACACCAAAGCCTTTAAGGAAGCACTCGACAAGAGACCGACAATGTCGGATCTTTGAGTGGTGTGCAGGTTTATCCTGCCAACCATGATTACGGTAAAACCGTAGTGATAGCTTGCCTAGCTTGCTAGGGACGGTCGAATGGCTTGGAAACATCGCTTCCTTTAGATAGGAGGTCTGTTTGAAAAGCCATGTAAATGACTACCTGGAAGTGATGCAGGCTATCTACAAAGACGCCTGCGTCAAGTGCGCCGCTAAGGTCTCTTTTCGTGATCTCAAAACCATTGAGTCACGACTTAAAGATGAGGGTGTGTCGTTCTTGACGATCACCCTACCGGAGTTTAGTCGAGACTTCGAAAAAAGTCTCGAACTAGGCTACGTCGGCCCTCAACTCTTCCGTCGTTTCAGGAAGAGTGGGTCATTGCCCGCATTTTTGCAGGGAATGACTGGCTGCATCTTTAATAAAGAGACAGGAAGGATTAACGATTATGATCAAGGTTATAAACCTGATCGCTCCCCAAGTTTTTACGCTAACCTTGTTGCTGGCGTTAGACAAATTTGTCTCGCCTTCAAAAAGATTAAGCTGGAATGCACACCCGAAAGGGTTGTTCATTCCATGGAGAGTTTCATCGAAAATGAGCGCTCCTTTAACGTGTTCCCGTTGCCGAGAGAAGATGACAAGAGATTTCTCCTTGTCTCTTCTATGTTGTGGGACAATATCATACGCGATTTACGCGTGGATATGTTGGTCCCTAAACATGGTCCCGGCCAGACCGCCGATCGACGGACTGGAAACAGAAAGTACGTTTGGCGTCGTTGGCATCAGCGTCTTGAGCCTTACTTCCCCATTTTGGATTCCTGCTACTCCGCTTCTGCGGGGGAGCTTGGTTTCCAAAGTGAGGAGCTCGACTTGGTTACGCTGGTGCATTCGGACGACGAGCAACCTGTTAAGGTTACTCCCGTTCCGAAGACACTAAAGAGCCC